AGCGAGTGGATAGACCCCATAGAGAGTGGGTTATCCGTGAATTCAACTGGATGAGTTGAGGTGGAGTCGATGGTTTATCGTGTTCGAGTAGAGGGAATGGCTGGGAGTCGGGTGACGGTGTATGTCGGTATACCTGACGATTCTCCAGACATAGAGTCGGCTTGCAGAGAAGCTGTCCGGGAAAGGAATGAACGGTTACGGAAGCGGGGATTTTACCACGAGTGGGTGTTCGTGAAGATTATCAGACGTGACAGAGCAAAGGGTATTGATGGCTATGGGAAGTATTATGACTTCACAGGACACGAAGAAAAGCACAGGTGCTTCTGGTGTGGGGAGGAGATCAAGCGGGGTCGATATTGTTGCGAGGAGCACAAGAGACAGTATAATGAGCACTTTCATTGGGTGGATGCCCGCTTTGCTTGCATCAGAAGGAGCACGGTTGGGGAAGTGGGATGGCAGCGGAGGGTCAGGTGCCAAGACTGTGGAGACGTCGAGATCTTCTGCACTGAGATACACCACGTGCACCACATCACGCCGATGGATGGTGAGCAGAGAGGATGGCACTGGCTGAACCGACCGGAGAACCTCGTGTTACTATGTTCCGTGTGTCATAAGATCAGGCATGTAGAGCTGAACTATCTTATGAAGAAAGCAAGGACTCTGGAGACGGAGATAAAGAAGGAAAGGGAGCAAACGGTGAACAAACAGCAATTGAGTTTATTTCGAGAGGGTGTGATATGAGCTTAAAGAAGGCGAGGGAAATAATACAAGATGGTGGATATTTCTATGATCAGTTTGACGAGAAGGTAAAGGCTCACATAGAGTCGCTCAGGGGGAAGCAATACAAAGATCCAAAGAAGGTGGGGAAGCGGACGGCGCGGCTGAAGGAGCTGGAGGAACTGAGAAGGGAGAGTCAGAAGCGAAAAAAGTAACATAAGTATGATTGTGACATCGTTGTCGATGTAAGTCTCTGAGAGACGAGTCTCGTGGTTGATCGGGGCTATTGGTGCTAAGGCACTGGTAGCCCCTTTTTTTATTTTGATAAAAGGGTGGTGGTGGAATGACAGAAGCTGAAGCCGAAAGGATCACAAACTGGAATGCTGGACATCTGGACTCCCGTGAGGTTATCGAGTCAATGCCGTGGTATCGACTGGAGACAGAGTTCCGGGACGGGAAGTTCAACAGTGGATTCTGCCGCATGGTGGGTCGGAAGTGGTTCGATGGGGGGTATGTGGTTACTGAGTGGGAGCATCTGGACATGGTGATGGATTTCGAGTGGGCGATGGAGGCTCTTTCGGATAGCGATAAAAGGCTGCTGCTGTTGTACTTTGCGGGATATACTCAGGAGTATATCGGCGGGCTATTCGGAGGTATGTCACAGCGTATGGTCTCGTATAATTTGAGGCGGATCAGGGAGCTACTGAGGAAAAAAATGACAACGTAATGTATAATTTGGGTCAAAAAAAACGGTATAAGTATATGAGGAGATTTTTTTCTATGGAAGCGCAAACACAAATGAAAGAGTCGGTACGAGCTATGATGGAGGCACACGATGACTATGAAGCTCCGTTAAAGGAATTCGAGGGTGTTATCAAACAGATCGCAAGAAAGACGGTACCTAATGATCCGGAGGATTTGGAGCAGGAATTGAGGATCGTTCTGTGGCAATTGCCTCCCGATCAGACACGAGGCTGGTATATTGAGCGGCTAAAGAGCCGTGCGGTTGACTACGTGAGAAAAAAGGGTGCCCTCTGGGGAGAGGATGACAGGGAACTGAACGTATCGTTCGATGTCCTGGAGGACATGGGATTCCAGTTTGATACGAACAGGAAAGTGTATGCTCCTGTAAAGGAAATGGGATGATTTGACTCGGATCAGCGAGGTGGTTTGTTGGCTGATGCAGATATGGGTGGAAGGTGGGACGATCCGAGTTTGAGTAGTAGAGATATGGTTTTGGTGCAGGGTCTTTTCTGCCTTAAAAATGTCCTGCTTTGTGTTTTCCCCAAGACCCCGAACGGCGAGGTGAGTGGTTAAGAATCGCTCATCTCGTCTTTTTTTATCTCTGGAGACCGGGAGTGAGTAAGAAAAAACCGCATGTGTCATACAATTCAGGAAACACCGAGTGGTATACCCCGCCTGAGATCATCGAAGCGGCGAGGAGGGTTCTGGGTGAGATCGATCTAGATCCTGCCTCCTCAGAAGCTGCCAATGTGGTGGTGAAGGCGAAGCGGATCTATACCCAGGAGGATAGCGGCTTACTTCATCCCTGGACAGGGAGGGTCTGGCTTAACCCCCCATACTCAGCAGGACTGGTGAGAGAGTTCGTGGGGAAACTGGGGCGGGAATACGACAGCGGCAATGTGCGAGCGGCGATTGTCCTGGTGAACAACGCCACTGAAACGCAGTGGTTCCGGATGCTGGTAGAGATAGCGTCGGCGATCTGTTTTCCGACGGGTAGAATAAAATACTGGCGGATGGAGGGGAGTATGCTCACGCCACTACAGGGGCAGGCTCTTCTGTATATTGGTGACGATGTTGAGAAGTTCAGGAAAGTATTCGGGGGGTTTGGATGGGTAACGAAGATAGATGGGCGATAGATTTTCTGAGGATGTGAAATGAATAATTCCCTGACAATTGATAAAGAGTTTAGCCAACTGATACCTCCCTTGCGTGCGGAAGAGTATCAGGATTTAGAGGCAAGCATCCTGGAAGAAGGGTGTAGAGATGCGCTGGTTGTCTGGCCTACGACTGCTTATACAAATTGCAAGAATTGTCATGATTCTGCAAGCATATTAGAACCCGCTATAGTTGACGGAGATTGGTATTGTGTATGCAATTTGTGCGGTCACGGACATTTCGCAGACGGAACATTGATTGATGGCCATAATAGGTACAAGATATGCCAGAAGCATAGTATAGAGTTCGAGACAACCATTAAGGAATTTGCGGATAGAGAAGAAGCAAAGATCTGGATCCTGAACAACCAATTAGCAAGGCGGAATCTGACTGTTTATCAGCGGGGCGAATTGAGTCTCCGAAAGGCCGATATACTGAGGCTTAGGGCTAAGGAAAACCAACTATCTGGATTAAAACAATATCAAGAAGATACCGTTTGTATGAATTCATACAAACGGGAGAAGGCTGTTCCTGTGGATATTAAATCGGACTTGGGAAAAGAACTAGGAATAGGTTCTGAAACCATGAGCCGTATAATTAAAATTGATAAAGTTGCTCCCAATGAAACCAAAGAAAAGCTCCGATCGGGTGAGGTATCTATTAATAGGGTTTATACAGACATCAAGCGAAAAGAGAAAGAGCAGGAGCGGCAAGAGCGCAGGCAGCAGAATCTTGAAATGGTAAAGAAGTCGCCTGATATTGAGTCTCTAACAGGGAAATTCTCAACCATCATGATTGATCCACCCTGGGATTGGGGCGATGAGGGCGATGTTGACCAGTTTGGTAGAGCAAAACCGACATATCAAACTATGTCTATGACAGAGTTGCTTGAGTTACCTGCTGGGAATTTTGCAGATGTTGACTGTCACCTATATCTCTGGATAACTAACAGGTCGTTGCCAAAAGGCTTCCAGCTTATAGAGCGATGGGGATTCAGATATATTACCTGCCTTACGTGGTGTAAGCCTTCGATTGGCATGGGCAATTACTTCCGGGGGTCATCTGAGCATATCCTTTTCGCCGTTAAGGGATCTCAGGGGTTGAAAAGGCATGATATGGGAACATGGTTTCAAGCTCCGCGTGGCAAAGATGGGCATAGCAGCAAGCCCCAGGAGATATATGACATCATAGAATCATGCAGCCCAGGCCCTTATCTTGAGGTTTTTGCGCGGGCTGAAAGAGAAGGCTGGTTTTCGTGGGGAGCAGAAGTTGGCAATACAATATGATTTTTCAGAACGCCTTCAATTCAGCGAGGGGATAAGTAATAAAAAGGACATCAAAGAGATATTGCTGACGAACATTTCGGGAGCAGTTTCTATATCTAAAGCCAGCTTGGTTGATGACAGGAACGGGACTGACTATTATGTCACTATTGAATCGGGTAAAAAATTAAGCATTGATGTGAAGGTTAGAGAGAAAGACTTCTCCCAGATTAAAGCAATATGGGATGACCTGGCGCTGGAAACATGGTCAGTTGTCGAAGACAAGGTAGTAGGCTGGACAAGGAACAGTAATAAACAAACGGATTATGTTCTCTGGTTTTGGCAGGATACGGGAAGATGGTGTTTAGTGCCGTTTTTGATGCTCTGCACAGTATATAAAGAATATTGGAAAATATGGAAAAAAAGGTACAAAACGGAATTGCAGAAAACAACTTTGCATGGTCGAATGTATCATAGCGAATGCACTTTTGTCCCTCGTCATTTGGTGTGGAAGAAAATATACGAGAGATATAGTTAGGGCTGCATAGGACGATGGCTAAATTCAATTCAAGACAGGAAAAATTCATACAGAACTACCTCAAAGGCATGACTGAGACCGATGCATATATGGCTGCCGGGTATAAATGCAAAAACGCTTTTGTAGCCAGAAATGCTGCATCCAGATTGTTGGCAAATGTTGGCATCTCCGAAGAAATAGAGAAACGCAAAAAGCAGCGCAGAGAGAGTTTTGAAAGGAAGCTGGATGATATAGCGAAGGAGGCTCTTGAAAAGCTCCCGAAGCTGGTAAATTCAGGCACGAGGGATGATTCGGTAAAGATACAAGCTATTAACACAGCCTTGAAATATGCCGGCTTAGAGCCGCCGAAGAAAACAGAACATAGTGGGAAGATAGAGACAGAGCAGAAGATGAAGTGGGTAATCGGTTCGGACGAGGAATATGATGATCTTGTTAGACGACTTGCAAGAGACAATGGAAAAGGAGAGGAAGCGGGCGCAGAGGCAGGCGCTTCTTGAGCAACGCGAGCCTACCGAGAGCACATTAGTTTTCTGGATAAAGAGTGTTTTAGGCATTTGGATACCTGTTTTCCCCGTATGTTCCGAGCACTGTTCGCCTTATGAATATTTTCACGATAGGTACTTTGACAAATATAACAAAACGATAGCGTGGGCAGCGAGATCAGGCGGAAAATCCTACATGACCGGGCTTGAGTGCTGGCTAAAGGCACGATTCAGACCGAAGTGGGAAGCGATGATAACTGGCGGATCGAAGCAGCAGAGCCGGATGTCGTATAAAGCCACAAGTGATTTTTGGGATATAACAGACGATATAGATGGCAGAAGCGTTCTGGTAAAAGAGCCGTTAATGGACAGGACGCTATTCAAAAACGGCTCTTCCTATAGCATATCCGCCGCAGGGGAAAAGTCAGTAAGGGGCGAGCACCCGAATCAGAATTTTCTCGATGAAATAGATGAGATGGAATTCGTGGTCTATGACGCTGTGGTAAAACAGCCACAATCAAAGCACGGCCACAGGGCAAACTGGGCTTTAACATCCACCATGCACAAAGCTGGCGGCATCATGGAGAATACAATTGATAACGCCGCCGTGCAGGGCTATCAAGTATATACATGGTGCATCCTGGAGGTAATGGAAGGATGTTATGATTACTCGTGTTCCAGATGCCCGTTGTCGGAATGGTGTCAAGGTCAGATGAAAGAAGCCATGAAGCGGGCAGAGAAATTTGAGCGTGGCAACAGTAAAGAAAAGATAAAAAAGGGCCAGCCCGCAAAAATGGGCTTTAACCCCGTTCAGGACGTTATTGACAAGGTGCAACTGGGTGAGATGGAGGATGAGTCGGGTGAGATTGAGCCGATAGATATTGAGGCGGACTTATTCTGCCGCCGTCCGAGCAGATCGGGTCGTGTGTATCCTGACTTTGACGAGTTGACTCATGTGGTGGAGAATTTCGAGATACCACCAACATGGAGACGGTATAGGGCCATCGATTTTGGATATGAGAATCCTTATGCCGTTCTATACATAGCCGTCGATCCGAGTGATCGGATATTCATATACAGGGAGTTATACGAGCGGCACAAGACGAATCCACAGATGGCTGCTCTCATGACTGACGGGTTCGATCAGAGCAATTTCGAGTGGAGTATTGCCGACCGAGCGAATCCGAGTGACATCAGGGAGCTGAACGACTACGGGATCGCTACAGGAGCGGCGGAGTCATCTCTGAAAGACATCGGGTTCGTCAGGAACGCTATGAAACGGCGACTGGACGGCACGTATGGGTTCAATGTGTTCAGGAGTTGTCGGAACACGATCAGCGACTTTAAGAAATACAGCTACCCGAAGGGCAAGAGGACGGAAACGCCTGAGAAGAAACACGATCATGCCTGTGATGCCTTCCGATACTGGATAGTAGCATGGCGACGTGGAGGAGTGAGAATCTCGAAAGGAAAGTATAGGTGAAATACCCTGTGGAAATGAGCACATACGGCGACCCGAAGGATTACGACTGGGGGAGTATGAAACGGACGCCAGATATGGTCAAGAGGAAAGTTCAATCTGTCCTGATGCTTGCGACGAGACAAGACCCACCGCATTTGATAGACATGGCTGTCTTGAATGATCAAATGGTGGAGATATGGTTCACTATTGAGCCGTATGCGGAGGATAATGCCGATGTGGTTGCTGAGAAGGGCATACAGGGGTGGGACATCAAGTTCAAACTGTTCAGGACTTTTCCGTGGACTAGGATCTCAGACGCTAAGGTAAACTCGGTGAATTATAACCGTGTGACGCATGATGTGTGGAAATGGCGGATGCACAAGACGAATCTGGAGAGTATGGAGGAAATGTATACCCGTCAGAGTAAGGGTATATACTGGCGATAGGAGATGAATTATGGATCTATCTATTCTGGAGGAAATTAGGAGAGAACGAATACGGCAGAAAGACATGTGGTCTGGTGAGTTCGACCGGGAGAACACGATCAACGACTGGTTGACATATATGGTGGTGTACCTTGCCAGGGGAGCACAGTGGCATCCTGACTGTCCCGACTTTGATGAGGCAAAGGAGAAGTTCAGGGAGAACTTGGTGAAAGTTGCCACTCTTGCGGTTGCTGCCATAGAGTGTCTGGATAAAGACGAGACAGCCCCACGGCATTATGATGAGGGTTTCCTGGAGGTCTCTGTGGAGCTGGAGTGATATGAGCCGGTGTGGCTCAACTGGCAGAGTAGCTGATTTGTAATCAGACTGTTGGAGGTTCGATTCCTCCCACCGGCTCCAGATAAGGAAACAAGGGTAATGGGAAAACTTCATAAAATACGAAAGGCATTCAACCGCCTCCCGGACAGAGAGAAACATAAACTCGCAGGATACAGTTCAGGAGTGTGGTTCTGGCCTAACGGTGAGGTGCGTCTGTGGGTCTTTACTGAGTCGTATCGTGGGTATGTGAGGAAACTAGCACAGGCCTGGCTTGACGAGCAGGGTCGTTCCGAATGGGAGTAGTATGGTGATGCGGGTGTGTTGCATATATGCGATCATTGTAAGAACGTGGCGATGCGCCCGAAGATGATCCTTGAAGACGGTCGGCAGTGGTACGACTGCCCTGAGTGTGGAAGGATATGGATCAGAGAGGACACGAGACGGATATACAGAGTGAGTATTTCGGGGGTGTAGCGCCATGCGATTCCGCCTGTGCCAAACTCCGAGTAGGGAGAGGGCGGTTCAAGCAGGGGTTGGCAATCCTGCAATAAAGCGGTTACTCCGTCACCCCCGATGTGCCCACTCTTGGTAAAGCTGCGATGGAG